TAGGTTCCGCGTTAGACGACATAAATATGTTGAAGAATGAAATCTCTGAAATTAAATCACTACTTAGAGAGTTAGTAAAAAATGCCAGCAATTAATGTCGCAAAGACCGATACCTTTGAATCACAAAGGGTCAAAATTAATCAGATCGCATCAGCGATTTTTAATGTAACAGCAGGTGGTAGTGATCTATCTACTGGTATCTTAAAATTAGGTGATGGAACAAAACCATTACCGTCATTAGCTTTCAATAATGAACCTTCTTTAGGTTTTTATAGACCAGCTTCTAAGACTATTGCATTTGTTTCGGGAAGTAAAAATATTTTAGATATTGAGGAAACTCAATTAACTTTATACAAAGACGAGATTGTAAGAAAAAGATCTGTCCCACTTAGCGGTGGAGTTAATCTTACTCGTGGTTCTGGATATGAATTTGGAACCTATCCTCTTGTTCCTTTAAATGGTGGTTCTGGTTCTAATGCTGTAGGAACATTTGAAGTAGATTATTTTAGAGGGACACCTGGCACTGGTTCTGGATATTCTGCAGGAACATTTTCAGCTGTACCTTTACAAGGTGGTAGTGGATCTGGTGCAACTGTAGACTTTACTGTTACTGGATTAGAAGCTGCACTAACACAAGCTGGTTCTGGTTATACTGATGGTTTCTATTCCAATGTAGCTGCTACAAATGTTAGCGGATCTGGTAATGGATCTGGTGCTGAGTTAATCGTTGAGGTTTCAACTGGTGCAGTTACTAACGTTTCTGTTTCAGACAATGGTAACAACCAATATGAAGATGGAGATGTCATAACAGTTGCTGATGCTCTTCTTGGTGGAGGAGGTGGTAGTGGTCTAGAAATTACTGTTACTGCAAATGCAGGTGTCTTGAGTTTTGATTCAGTTACTAAGGCAGCAGGATACACTGCAGGTAATGTTCTGACGCTACCAGGAACAGCGACAGCAAATAACGTTAATATTGGTGGTACACATATTTCTGCAGGATGCACTTTAACTTCTGGTAGTACAACAGTCACTTTGGGTGCATCTACTAACGAAGTTATACCTGGCATGGTTCTAGCAGTAGACCAAGGTGGATCTGTAGGAGAATTTCCTGCTGGATCTACTGTCACTGTTGTTAGTATTACAAATGGAACTACTGTAGAGGTAGACACAGCAGCTAGTGCTTCTGGATCAGCTGACATTACATTTGCTAGTACCGCACCAACTATTGTTACAATTCCTGGTGGAACAGCAAACTTAGTTGTTGGACAGATTCTTTCTGGATCAAATACTACTGTCGCAGATGGACTTGAGATTACTAATATTATTGATGCTAACGATATTGAACTTGATGCATCTGCAACAGCTCCTTTTTATCAAGCAAATCTAACCTTCACACCTAAGTGGGGTGTTGGAACATCAGCATTTACATATACAGTTGATGTTGTTGGAGCAATAGAGACTTTAACAGTTACAGACGGTGGTACAGGATATGTTGTTGGTGATGTTCTAACTGTTGCATCAACAGATCTTGTCAATCCTATTGAGTATTCAGTTAAGTCTGAGGCTGTACAACATTTAACATTTACAGGAACAGTTGCATCTTCTGTCTTTACTGTTGGCGATGAATGGGAGATTGATGGTGGTGGAGAAGGTGGTGCATCTTTTGAAGTAGGATTTGTTAAGTCTACTGGTGGTAATGTTGATTATATTTTATTACTTGGAGCATCTTTCTCTGATGGAGATTTAATTAGAAAGGTTGGAACTACTACAACATACACTATTAACGTTGCTAGATCACCAGAAGGTAAGTTTTATATATCTCCTGCATTAGGTAGTTATAGTTACGCACCAGATCTGACATTCTATGTTGGAGAGAGGTATAGATTTGCTCTTGATGCCTCAATGACCAGTCATGAGATTAAGTTTAGTACATTTCCAGATGGAAAATGGGCAGAGGTAGGTCCTATAGCCACAACAGTTACTGCTGGTACTGATACTATTAATGTAACAAGCACTGCTAATATCTCAGTTGGAATGGTGGTAGAGGAGACAGGAAATGATCCTGGTCAATTGGCAGAAAGCACAGTAGTAACAGAAATTGTAAATGCAACTCAAGTTCGTGTATCACCAGCTCCAACCACAACTGGTAATATTAGTATTAAATTTAACGGAGTAGAATATACAGATGGTATTACTGTAACTGGAACATATGTTGAGATAAAGATCACAGACAGCACACCATCAACCCTCTATTATTATTGTGAAAACCACCCTAATATGGGTGGCGAAGATGGTGATGAAGGAACTATTACGGTTGATGCAAACAATCCAAGAGTATTTGGTAGTGGATTTTTAGCAGAACTTGTAGATGTTACAGTTGCAGACGTAATTAAACTTGATATTGAAACTGGAAAGATTACATGTCTTGATCTTCAATCACCAGCAGCACAATTCACCAATGCCACAGTAGCAAGTACATTATCTGCTTCTAACATTTCTGGTAATGTAATTTCACTATCTACCATCAATGCGTCCGCTGCTTTGGACATCAATGCAGGAACGAGTATTAATTTGGCTGGTGACGTAGCACTTGGAGCATATGCTAGTGTTGCCAATGCTAGTGGTAATATTACAACTACTGGTGAGGTCAAAACAACCACTGTCTTTAATTCAAATGATGCATTGAAGATTGAAGATGCAAATATTGAATCTATCAATAACTATGATTTAGAAATGACACCTTTTGCAGGAAGACTTGCAAAGGTAAACACAAACACTGCATTTGTAATTCCAGTTGGTACTTCTGCTGAAAGACCTACTGGTTTAGCAGCAGATGGATCTATTAGATTTAACAGTGATACAAATCAATATGAAGGATATAGTACTACTTCATCATCTTGGTCATCTCTAGGTGGTGTTCGTGATTTAGATGGTAATACTTATATCCTAGCTGAATTAACTGTAGGTGCTAACGACAACACACTACATTTTGTTAATGACAGCACTGTTACTCAAAGATTTACTCCTAACTGGCATGAGTATGTAAATGTTAAACAAGTTAGGTCTGTAAACGTAACTGCTCCAACATACTCAGAATTTATTGCTAATGCACCTGTTGTTGAGGGAGATTATATCAAATGGAGAAACAATATTTACGTTGTACCCAATGGAGGACAAGGAACAACTGCTACAAGTGGTAGTGAACCAACACATACATCAGGAACTCAACCAAATGGAACAGCACAACTAGAATGGTTTGCATCTGCAGTTGCTCCACTTACATTTGAAGAAGTTGAAGAGGTTAGAATTTCTCCATTAGGAACTACACCTCTTGTTATTAGTGGAGATTTAAGATTACTTGGTAATAAACTATCTACAGATGTTAGTGATCTTGTTCTACAACCTAATCCTGGCAAGAGAGTAGATGTTAATTGTAACACTACACTAACAGTTCCAGTTGGTTCTGATGGAGACAGAGGATCTGCAATCCAAGGTGGTATTAGATTCAGTACAACTGCTGGACAGTTTGAAGGTTATGATGGAACTAACTGGGGTTCTCTTGGTGGTGTCAAGGACGTTGACCAAAACACTTACATCATTCCAGAAACTACACCTGGCGCTAATGAAAACGTCTTATATTTCTATAACGATGGTAACAACAGTGCTCAGTTAACTACAACTGCTCTTGATTTCTATGCTGTAGATACAATCAGATCAGTGACATCTGATGAATTGGAAGTAACCGCATCGTTGATTACTTTTGATAGTGCGGCTACTACATTAGACAATACTACTGCGACAACTACATTCTTACATTCTTCAAAACAATACTTTGATCTAGGTCTTTCTTCTGGTCTTTATACTGAACCAGTATTGAGACTTGATAATCAAGGTGACGTTTATTTCAACACTACATTTGGAACTGGATCATTTAATGGTGTTAAAGTTTTTGATGGAGATCTTACAGAATTTGAACTTGCAGATACTACAACAAGAACAGTTGATTTAACTTTAGTTAAAGGAACAACTAATACTGGTGGTTCAATCATTTATGACCCAGCTGTTGAAGTCGGATCAAAAACAGTAGTTACTGCACACAATCCAACAACAGGAGAAAAGGAATATATTGAGTTTGGTGTTATAGATAATGGAACTGATGTTTTCCACACAGAGTATGGTAATGTCAGAACTGGTCAACAACTTATTATTCCAACATTTGAAATTACTGGTGATAATAAAGCCAAGATTAATTTTGAACTTGGTGCTGCAATTGGAAGCACACAATCTATCAACATCACTCTAACATCTCAAATCACTAAGAAGTAACATGGCAACTCAATTAGAAAAATTTGATTCTACTGGTGGATTCTCTATTGATAAAACTACTGTAGTAGATGAACTTAGGAATGGTAAAGATTTTAACTCGTTAGAGATTAAAAACAGTAATTTTACTGATAGTAGCACAACTAATTACATTCTTAGAGGTCTTAATACTGCTGTACTACAATTAGATAATGTTGGAACACAAATTCCTATTGCTGCCAACACTCTAAACTTCATAACTGGTAACATCATTGCTGTCAATCCAACTGGAGTTGTTTACGGAGCTAAGATTGAATCGGTAGCTTATGCAAATTCTGCGGGAGATGTTTCTGTTCTCTCTAGTATGAACACTGTTATTAAGGATGATATTCCTGCAGGACAAACATGGGATATCCAACCACTAGGAGCATCGTTCCGTTTTAGTTACTCTACTACTAGAGCTGGTACAACTAATGTCATCAAATGGGTAGTCTCTACGCAAGTTATAAGTATTGAATGGCAGTAAGTGTAAACTTAATGCTAAATATAAAAAGGAATAACTAGGCGTTAACGTAGCAGGCACCATGAGTTTTAATATCAATTCTGACAAGGAATTTGTAAGAGGTTCTAAACCACGTCTTATTGGCGATCAGGAACTTACCATCAGAGCTGGCACAGGTTCTGCTGAAAAAGAAATTATCAGAGCACAGTTAGATGATAACACTGCTCTACCTCGTGTTGGTATTAACAGAACGGGTGAACGAGTAAACGAAATTACAATAGTCACAGGTGGTTCTGGATACACCACAGAACCTTCTGTATCAATTGGTGCTCCTAATATTGCTGGTGGTGTTCAAGCACTTGCGTCTGCATTTATTTTTAATGGTCAAGTTGTTAATATTGCAATCAATAATCCTGGTTCTGGTTACACGTCTGCTCCTAGCGTAACTATCACTGGTGGTAATGGTGGAGGTGCTACTGCTACATCTGTACTTGACACTGTTGACTTTGAACTTGATATTAATGGTGCTATTAGAACTTCTACATCTATCATTTCTGATACGGCGAGAATTCTAAACCTAGATATTGATAACTTCATTACGCCTGATACAAACTTCAGAGCTCCTAATCTGAAGACATTTATGAATAACACAGGCACAGCATGGGGTGCTAATGTTATTGTTCAGAAAGACGCATACAGATATTTTGGTGCTAACGTTTATCAGGCTATCAATGCTGGACAAACTGGTTCTGAAGCACCTACACATCTAGATGGCATTGTAGCTAATGGTGAGGTAAACTTCAAGCATATTGGTTTCCGTGCTAATGATACAAATTCATTTGCATTTGGTGAAACTGGAGAAGCTGGTATATTTCCAAGATCAATCACACCTCTACTAGGTGATAGATCAGACAAGATTGCAACTACAG